CTTGGTCCACTTGGCAAACTCAACCGCAATTGTTTCGTCGTTTGGATTAATATTTATCTTTCTCAATAAGGTTGATTTTTTAAAAGCACCAACTCCAACGTTATAAGCAAAACAAACCAAAGCCGAAAACTGATTTTCGTTTAGCTCTTTAGTTAAAACGCTTTTAACCACAATGGCAAATTCATTCATTATCATTTCAAATAATATATTGGCTTGCTCTTGCGTAATAACGTCGCCTTGCTTTACTGGTTTTTTGTCAGGGTAATAAGTATTTCCCCAACCAATAGTCCAAACTTTTGCGGGACATTGGTAAGCGGTTAATTTACACCCTTCAAAATGGTGCATTGTTTGGATTCCAAGTTTGTTAACCTTCATTTTTTTTATCAGATTTTTCCTTAAATATCTTTTCAACTGCGGTTATACCTAAAGCGGCCGCACTTAATGCAGCCACGGAATAAACAAGAGCGTCGTTTGGGTTTAAATACAAAGTATAACATAAAGCCATTGCACTTATAAGGCCAACAAATCGCTTACTTGACGCCTGGCCGTTCTCGCTTAAAAATCCTTTTGCCCAATCAAAAAACTTTCTCATCTCCCTTGCCCTCTGTATTTTTTAGGTTTGTTTAATGCTTTGGAATAGGCTTTTTTGGCTTTGCCATTTCGCCTGGTTCCAAAGGTTATTTTTATTGCACTTGTTGCCGCTTTAGCCTTTGCCATTTTTACGGAAAATTTTGCGTGCTATGTTTTTAATGTCTTTTAAAAAGAATTCGCTTTTTTTTATTTGTTCCCAAAGCTTAATGACGAGACCTGAAAACGTAAGGAAAAGAATTAGAAATTTTAGGCTTTCGTTTATGTCCATAATCGAGGTAAGCGTTCCAATTAGTCCCAATCCTAGTATTTGCTCAAATGGCGGAATATTACTCATTTCGTTAATTCTTTTTCGTTTATCAAAAATAAGGGATTTTAAGGCAATAAAAAAAGGGCTAAAATTTAGCCCTTGCATTACCATTACTTTTCCTTTAAAGCCTCGTAAAGCGGCCCTAAAACAAGCACCGTAAACCCTTTGGCTTTCACCTTGTCTTTAATTAAATCGGCGTCGCTTTTGCTAATTTCCATCTCGCCTTCAGAATAGTAAATTTTCTTGGCCAGCTCGTAAAGTCTTATAGGGTCCTCTTTCTCTTCAGCCGCAAATAATGCGTTGCCTACCATCTTAGACAAAGATACCTCTTCGCCGTTTTCGTTCTTAATTTTGTTGCCTTCGATATCTGTTAAGGCAATTGCTAGGTTTACAATCATACAGTTTCAATAAGTGTTAAGTTTAATTTTTCTGCAATGTAGGAAAAGGCGTAATCATTTGAGCCGTTCCAAGACAAATAATCTTCGCCGCTCATTGTTTGGTTTCCCTCGGCAACTACTTGACCCAATACCAATGGCATTGCCTCCGTTCCGTCTCCGCTTGTGTTTAGCGAATAGTAAAACGAGCAAGCCGTTGCAAGGTTGTCGTTAATAATGTAGGCGTTTAGCAAATTAGCCTCTAATTGCTCGCCGTTTTTCCACGCGGTTACTGGTTCAATTTTTTTCATTTTATTTATTTTTTAAACTGTTCTTATTTGTGTGCATTTAATTGTCCAAGTTCCTGAACTAATTGCCATAGTTAAAATATTTGATGAAGTAGAAATTGAAACAGAACCGACTGTTCCAACAGAAATTGAATTTACAATAGTTACTGAGGTTTGAACTTGATTTACTATTGCCCTATAATAATTTGCACCATTAACTGCCGTAATAAAATAAGTTGAGCCTTCAGAACCACTAAAACTAGCTATTGCAACTGCGCTACTTCCAACTCCTGTTGTTGTTTTAGAGTCTAATTGAGTATTTGCATTAATAAATATCTGACCTTCAACTCGTAGTTTATTAGAGTTATCCGTTGTCGTTCCAATCAGCACGTTGCCGCCTGAGGTAATGCGCATTCGTTCGGATACAGTTGTACCGCTATTAGTTCCGTTTGTGTAGAACGCAAGACTGCTTCCATCAAATCCAATAATAGTTGCTCTTCTTATTGTAGAGTTTCCAAAATCAATAATTGAATTACCTACACCATTTGCAATAAGTTGTAAAAATGGCTCTTCATTTGTTGCAGTTCCACATAAAGTTAAAAATTTTCTAGTACCTCCATATGAATAAGTATCAGGACTAGTCGTGCCTATGCCTACGTTGCCGCTTGTTGGTGCTAAAATAATATTAGTAAATCCTACTTGACTACCTTGAATAGATAAAGCACCAGTTGTTTGACTTCTTGAAAAATCAAATCCAAATCCTCCAATATTTTCTAATCTTAAAATACTTCCACTGTCATTTGCTCTAGTAAATCTTCCATTTCCAGCAACTTGAAAATTTGCTCCGTTATCTACTGTAGTCCCAATTAATACATTGCTTCCATTCGTTATAAATAAAGGAAATGCAGCAGTAGTTATATTATATACCCCCCAACCAGCTGCGCTTATAGTACCATTAAATAAATAAAAAGAATTTGCGCCACCTGTTGCTTCCCAAGTCATACCATTTTGAATAGACCCTCCAGATATTGTTAATTTATTTGAGGAGGTATCGGAAACAACAAGTCTAGAACTTGGACTAGCCGTCCCGATGCCTACGTTGCCCCCCGAAGTGATAGTCATTCGTGTAGTTGCTGCTCCATTTGTCCAAAACTGAAAACCTCTAGCAGTAGCAGCGGCAAAATACATATCGTCAGCAGTTCCAGCAAATATTCTGTGACTTCCGTTTGAATTTCCTGTAAATCCTAACGTCTTATATGTTGAACCATAAGTTCCATCATTTTCTAATGACATAGTGCCATTAAACCGCCCAGTTCCGTTAACGTCTAACTTAAAGCCAGCGTCCGTTGTCGTTCCAATCAGCACGTTGCCGCCAAAAGGGTTAATTGATAAATTAGCCGCAGCACTAGTTGTACCTGATTGAATTAACATTCCTGTTAAAGCATCAAGAGCGCCTATAAAAACTATATTATTTCTATCAGGTCTACCTTTTATTTTTACTGTTGCATATGGTTCAAGTTCAGAAAGGTTTGCAGGACTTCCAGCTATTGTTTGAGTAAAAGTTATAAGATTATTTAAACTTGTCGTTCCAATTCCTATTCCATTACCATTATCAAACACCAAGCTATTTCCAATCGTGCTTGCCCCTGTAAACTTTGGCAAGTAATTAGTTGTTCCTGTTCCAGTTACTGGGTTTGTCAAAGCGTTTTGTTTGCCGTTAAAGGTTGTCCAATCGGTACTGGATAACAAGCCATTTTGAGAGCCACTAGCCGTTGCAATCGCTAAGGTAATCGTTCCGCTTGAGGTTATTGGAGTTGAGCCTATAGTAACGCCGCTAGTCGCTGAGGATAAGCCTACAGAGGTAACCGTTCCAAGGTTAGAAGTTTTGCCGTTAAAGGTACTCCAATCCGTTCCGCTTAATGCTCCAGTAACTCCAGCGCTTGCCAATCCAAGGGATAAAACTTGAGTTGATAAGCTTAGACCGCTAGCCGTGCCAATTGTTACCGCGTTGTGCCTTGCAGCCGTGTTTGCCGCAACGTTTGTGTTGGCGTTTACCCTAGCCTCGGTATAATAAAGATTGGTTAATTCAGGGACCGCCGCCGTGTTTAGCGTTTGGAATGTTTTATCGCCTCTAAAATATTGTAAAGTTGTGCCAGCGGTTATGGCGTTCTCTTTGCCGTTAAACGTTGTCCAATCCGCCGAGCTTAAAGCGCCTCTATTGCTAGCGCTTGCGGTCGGTAAATTAAAGGTATGGGTATCGGTTACGCTGGAAATTGCAAAGTCTGTTCCGCTTGTGCCAACCGCAAAGTATTGTACCTGGTTAGTAAGTCCGTTTAATGCCGTTAAACCAGTTGTAAATGTTGTTATTATCTCGCATAAATGGTTGTTTTCAGTATGCAAAGTAATTGTACGGCCTGAATGAGTTACAAAATATCGAATTGCAAGCCTATCGGTTAACGCTAGGACTGTCTCGGGAACTGCTAAGGTTGAAAAATATGGGTTTAAATTAGTTCCAAATGCGATTAATTCAGGCGCCGAGCTACTCGATGCAATTAAAGTAAAGGTTGTGCCGTTATACTTGTAAAGCTCAACATAAAAGGACGGTGAGCCACCACTACTTGACGCGCTAAAATAGGTTTCAAAGTTCCAATTGCCAGCTGGGATAAGTAGTTTATTAGGGTCTAAAGCATCCGTAATAAATGACGCAATATAGCCGTCGGCGCTTATGCTTATGTCAGTCCCAGCTCCAAAAACTGGCGTTCTGTTTAGCTCTTTATAAGCAACTCCGCCTATTGTGCCTTGGCTTACTGAGCCGTTTAAATAATAACTAACTGAAGAGCCGCCGCCTGTAGTCGCGGGGAAATCGGCCAAAGAGCCATCCCCTCTAATGTATTGAGACACTAAGCCAGCGCCAGTTACTGCCAAAGTCCCAGCCGTAGTGATTGGACTGCCAGCAACGGTAAACGCGGTCGGCATAGTCAACGCAACCGAGGTAACGGACCCAGTCCCGTAAGCCGTTGAATCGACCGAGCCGTTAGCTTTTAAGAATTGTGCGGCCGTTCCGCC